AGAAGCCATGCGCTATGGCACCGAGTTCCACAAGGCTTGCGAAGATTACATCGGATCAGAAGTGCCGATCCCACCAAAGTTCGAGTTTATCAAGGCTACACTAGATGCGCTGAACAATAAGCGTGGTGTAAAGATATGTGAAAAGAAGTTGGGGCTTACTGCTGACCTAGAACCGTGTGACTTTTTTAGTAAGAAGGTTTGGTTCAGAGGTATAGCTGACCTAATAATCGTAGACGTGTTGGCACAAGTTGCATGGGTCATCGACTACAAGACAGGGAAGTCATCGAAGTATGCTGACAAGGGTCAGTTAGAACTTATGGCACTGACCGTCTTTGCACACTACCCCGAAATCAAAACGGTAAAGGCAGGGCTTCTATTTGTTGTAGCAGGTAGCTTGGTCAAAGCCGAATATGAAGTTGAACAGAGCGCAAGTCTTTGGGAGAAATGGCTTGGAATCTATGGTAAAATGGAGAAGGCGTTTGAGACAGATGTGTGGAACCCCCGCCCATCTGGTTTGTGCAAGCGTCACTGTCCAGTAACTGAATGCCCTCACAATGGGAGAAACTGATGCCATATACAAAGAAGAAACGCCCATACAAGAAAGAGTATGAGCAGCAAAAGAAACGCGGTGAACATGCAGACCGCATGGAACGCCAACGCGCTCGTCGCAAGATGGACAAGACTGGTAAAGATGCCAACAAAAACGGCAAAGCCGATAAACGAGAAGGCAAGGATATTGCCCACAAGAAACCGCTAAGTAAAGGCGGGACAAACAAAGACGGTTACAAAGTACAAAGCCGCAAAAAGAACCGCGCAGCGGGTGGGGCTATGAGCAGCCCGAAGAAAAAGAAGTAGTGATTCACTACCACGGAGAACAACATGCAGGTTATCAACGACAAGGCGTTGTTGCTGAAGGTAAGGAACCCTAAGCAGATTACGGCTGTCATACCAAAAAGTAAGGAGTTGTCGATGAATGAAGTCGTCGTAAACTGGGGGCTTGATGAAGCCCATACTCTCAGGAGTTTAAATATAAACGTACCGTCACCTATCACTAAACGGTACAACTGGCCGGGACAGTACAAGCCCTTCTCACACCAAAAAGATACAGCGTCTTTCTTGACCATGAACAAGAAGTCGTTCTGCTTCAACGAGCAGGGTACAGGTAAAACTGCATCGGCTATCTGGGCTGCTGACTATCTAATGACGCAGGGTAAAGTAAACCGTGTGTTGGTAGTCTGCCCGCTATCTATCATGGATAGTGCATGGCGTAACGACTTGTTTTCCTTTGCTATGCATCGAACCGTAGACGTGGCTCATGGTAGTAAAGAGAAACGCAAGAAGATCATCAACAGTGGTGCCGAGTTTGTAATTATAAACTACGATGGTGTCGAGATTGTTGCTGACGAGATAGCCAAGGGTGGCTTCGATCTATTTATTGTAGACGAGGCGACACACTACAAGAACGCGCAGACCAAACGGTGGAAGACACTGAACAAGCTAATCGGTGAAAACGATTGGCTCTGGATGATGACAGGTACACCCGCTGCACAAAGTCCAGTCGATGCGTATGGTTTGGCAAAGCTAATTAACCCTCTGGCAGTGCCGAGGTTCTTCGGGTCATGGCGTGACATGGTCATGTGGAAGGTGACGCAGTTCAAATGGAAGCCAAAGGAAACAGCCAAAGATACTGTGTTCCGTGCATTGCAACCCGCGATTCGTTTTACAAAGGACGAGTGTCTTGATCTGCCTGACATGGTCTACACCAAACGCTTCGTCGAAATGACTGGGCAGCAGAAGAAATACTACGACACCTTACGCAAACGTCTTGTCATGGAAGTGGCAGGTGAGGATGTAACAGCAGCCAATGCCGCTATCGCTCTGAACAAACTATTGCAGATCAGCGCAGGGGCTATCTACACCGATGATGGTGACACGGTGCAATTCGATATCAAGAACCGCTACCAAGTCCTCAAAGAAGTTATCGACGAGAGCAGCAAGAAAGTTCTGGTGTTCGTGCCGTTCAAACACACGATTGATATGCTAGTCGATAAGCTGACCAGCGACGGCGTAACGTCGGAGATCATACGAGGAGATGTTCCTGCAAGTAAACGCACGGATATCTTTGACCGTTTTCAAAACAACCCCGATCCAAAAGTCTTGGTGATCCAACCACAAGCTGCGGCTCACGGCGTTACGCTGACCGCTGCAAACACTGTGGTATGGTGGGGGCCGACATCTTCACTCGAAACATATGCGCAGGCGAATGCTCGCGTACACCGTTCGGGGCAGACACATAAGTGTACCGTTATACAGTTGGCAGGGTCACCTGCGGAAAAACGTATTTACCGTATGTTAGATGATCGTATCAACATACATACAGAAATGATAAATCTGTACAAAGAAATACTTGACTAGATAGTATAAGTTACTATATGTCAGTTATACAAAGATATAATGGAGAATACACATGACGGTACCCGTCGAGAAATTAACCAAAGCGTACATCAAGATACGCGATAAACGTTCAGAGTTGTCTGCCAAATTCAAAGAAGAAGATGGTGCGCTTGCAGATCAGCAAGATAAGATTAAACGCGCTTTGCTCGACTATTGTAAAGAGCATGGCGTAGACAGTGTGCGTACCCCTGCAGGGTTGTTCTACCGCACTGTCAAACAACGCTACTGGACGAATGATTGGGAATCCATGCATAAATTTATCATGGAACATAACATACCTGAGTTCTTCGAGAAGCGTCTCAACCAAACAAACGTAAAGCAGTTCATAGAAGAGAACCCAGACTTAGTCCCTGCAGGGCTGAACGTGGACTCCGAATACGTTGTGTCAGTGAGGAAGAAATGACTGAAGAAACAACACCGTATGTAAACATCAATAAGGTTGCAGACTATTTCCAAGTCTCAATCTCAACCATTCGTAAGTGGGTCAACAATGGGTATATCCCAGACAGCACTTACATCAAAATCGGCGAAGTCTATAGATTTAGACTGGACGATGTAGAAGCGGCATTGACAGCCGCAACACAACAAGGGCAGAATGAAGCCCTTACACAATTATAATGGAGAACGGCATGGCAGAATTGTCATTATTTGAAGGGGGCAACTCCCTAGTAAGCAGCGACTTATTCAAACAGTTGCAGGAAACAGACGACAACTTGACAGGTGGTTCAGGTGGCGGGTCAGGCCCACGCCGAATCAGTCTGCGTGGTGGTCGGTTCCGTGAAATCGTAGGCGGCGAACAAGTCAATGTGAAGAGCGATGGCTTCTTAAACATGGTTATTGTTAATGCCGCAAAGTTGTCTCGTACTTACTATGCAGGTCAGTACGATCCAGAGAATCCATCTGCCCCAACTTGTTGGTCGCCAGATACGCAAGCTCCATCACCTGATGTTCCAAAGGATCAAATGCAAGCCGCTCGTTGCATGGACTGTCCACAGAATATCAAGGGTTCGGGGCAAGGTGAGAGCCGTGCCTGTAGGTTCTCCCAACGTCTAGCGGTCATGTTAGAAGGGGATATGGATACCGTCTACCAGCTACAGTTGCCTGCAACTTCAATCTTTGGGGAAGCTAAGGACGGTAAAATGGGCATGCAAGCATACGCTAAGTATCTTAAAGCCCACAAAACGCCATCGATTGCTGTGGTGACACAAGCGTACTTTGATGAAAACAGCGACACACCGAAGCTGTACTTCAAAGCGGTACGCCCTCTAACCGAGGAAGAACTACAGCAAGCAGTGGCAGCTAAGGATAGCGAAGACGCTACCAAGGCAATAACTTTGACTGTGTCTCAAACAGATGGGGTACAGGCAAAGCGGGATGGTGCAGTTGCTGACGATGAGGTGGACATCGGGGAGACAGCACCTGCACCAAAGAAGGTCGCCAAGAAGAAAGAGGTAGCTGCTCCCTCTGCATCAGAGGCTGACCTAGCATCTATTGTTGACGATTGGGACGACTAATTTAATACAGTAGATCGTCGTGGCGAGGTACTGGACAAAGCCTCGCCACGACATTTAACTTGGAGCAGCAGCAATGGAAACAACTACCTTTTTACAGGGGGTACTCAGCGACAATGGTCACTACTGCGTTTTCGCAGCGCGTAGTAAAGACGATATAAGAATACAAAAGTTCTATAGCACCATTGAAGAAGTCGAACGTGCAGCCAATAAATACGATAATGATGGCCTAGACGTTTACTTTGCACTCGCAACTTTCGAGGAACCTACCAACCGAAGAGCCGACAATGCACTAGAACTCAAGGCACTGTTCCTTGATTTAGATTGTGGGCCGTCAAAAGAATATCCTACTCAAGCCAGCGCCGTCGATGCGTTGCGGAGTTTCTGTAAACAACTCTCTCTGCCTAAGCCTTTGATGGTCAATAGCGGGAGAGGTGTGCATGTATACTGGCCCCTTACCGAAGCAGTTTCGGCGGAGCAATGGTTAGACGCAGCGGAGCGATTGAAGCGAGCCTGTGCAGACAACGGCCTACTAGCTGACCCTGCGGTAACAGCAGACATCGCACGTATATTACGTGTACCGAATACGCATAACTACAAAGATGACCCATTACCTGTGGAGTTCTTTGGAGTTGAGATGCCTGCGCCTGTGGTGCTGTCCGAGTTTGTAGAAAAACTTGGCGTAGTGATGCCAGTTACCAAGATAGACTTGGGTACAGATGCACTATACGAAGCCTACGTCGAAAATTCTGAGAACGTTTTCAAAACAATAATGAAGAAAACGATTGAGGGCCGAGGGTGTAAGCAGCTTGAATACATCGCCACGCAGCAGCACGAAGTAAGCGAACCTCTATGGAGAGCAGGGCTGTCGATTGCAAAGTTCTGCACGGACGGTGACAAGGCCGCAGAAAAGATATCAAATAATCACCCCAACTACAGCGAAGCAGAAATGCGCAAAAAGTTGGACGAGATCAAAGGCCCATACACCTGTGTACGTTTTGACGAGTTAAACGAAGGTGTGTGCCGAGACTGTCCACTTTGGGGCGAGATCAAATCTCCGATTGTATTGGGCAAGCGTATTCGGGAAACCGAAGGCGAGATCACTATATCTGCACCTGCACAGGGTAAGAAGCAAGCACAAGAGTTCGATGTGCCTGTGTTTCCCAAGCCATACTTCCGTGGGGCTGCAGGGGGTGTGTTCTTGCGCGGCACAAATGCTGACGGAGATATTGACGAAGAACTAATCTATCAGCACGATCTATATATCACTCGTCGTCTGCATGACGAGGAACTTGGCGAAACACTCGTCTTTCGCTTACACTTACCACGTGACGGTGTACGTCAGTTCACTGTGCCTCTTACCCATGTCACTTCCAGAGAAGAGTTTCGTAAGAGCATGGCGAAGCAAGGCGTTACCTCATGGGGCAAACAACTGGATAAGCTAATGGCATACACAACGAAATGGGTAGACGAACTGCAACACAGTTCAACTGCATCAGAAGCCCACCGCCAGTTTGGTTGGGTAGATGAAGATATGGAAGGCTTTGTGCTAGGGGAGAAGCTAGTCGAGGCCAATGACATAACCTACAACCCACCATCATCTAAGACCGCAGGGTTTATGGATGCGTTTGAACCGAAGGGTACAAAAGAGCGGAGCTTAGAACTACTAAACTTCTACAACCGCGATGGCTTTGAACTGCACCAATACGTGGTTGGCGTTGGTTTCGGCTCACCGCTAATGGCTCTGACAGGTCTAAACAGTATGGCTGTGCATCTATTTGGTGGGACAGGTGTTGGTAAGACCACCGCACAATATGCAGCCATGTCGATCTGGGGTAGTCCCGAACTACTCACGCTACAAAAGTCTGACACCCACAACTCTCGTATGAACCGTGGCGAGGTCATGCATAGCTTACCTCTCATATCTGATGAGATGACTAACGTCACAAGTGGAGAGATGTCTGAGTATGTTTACCAAGTGTCTGGCGGAAGACAGAAAAACAGATTGTCGGCTAACGGTAACGAAGAACGAGTACGCGGGAAGCCGTGGAAGCTACTTGCTTTGAGTTCAGGTAATACTAGCGCGTGGGAAATTTTAAGTCGAGACAAAGCTACGCCGAAAGCGGAGATGCAGCGACTATTTGAGATCAAGGTTCCCAAGATGATCTTTGATCCTGCAGATGTAAAGCTGACCGCTGACCTGCATGAGGACATCAAAACAAACTACGGTCACGTTGGCCCTGAGTATATACAGTGGGTCATCAACAACCAAGAACAAGCGAGAGCCATCGTGCAGCGAGCGAAAGCTAGGCTAGACGAGGCAGCGAACCTTGGCCCAGAAAACCGCTTCTGGTCAAACGGCAATGCTGTGATCCTTGCGGGTCTGATTATCGCTAAGAACCTTGGCTTGGTGAATTACGATACGAGTAAAATCTACAAGTGGATCGTCAAAGAACTAATACGCCGCAACAGCTTTGTGAATGATATCGGTGCATCGGTTGACGAGACAGTGGGTAACTACATCGCTGAGAACTTCAACAACATTCTCAAGATCGACAGCACGGAAGACTTGCGTGGGAAAAACGACAATGGGTTGGATCAGTTGGTGCTACCGACAGAGAAGCCACGCGGTCAACTTATTGCACGTTATGAACCTGATACGAAGCTACTGTTCCTTCGGATCAAACCTTTTAAAGATTGGTGTACAGATCAGCAGATTAACTACGCATCTCTTGTGGACGATCTTAAAGAGAAGAAAGGCGCGAAGCGTATCAAGAAGCGTCTGACAAAAGGCACTGACTTTAACATGCCTGCACAGGACGTTTTGCAAATGAGATTTGAAGGGTTTGACGAGGTGGCAGATGGATCAGAAGGTAATGAAACTTGATGATCTGAACCCTGATGGGCTTCGGGTCACGATAAACTGGGAAGAAATGGGCGTTGGTTCGTCCTTCTTTCTACCATGCATCAACACCGAAAAAGGCATGAAACAGCTAAATAGTGTTGCAAAAATGAAAGCATGGGAGTTTGACATGCAAATATGCATAGAAAATAAAAAACTAGGTTTACGAGTGTGGAGAACTGTGTGATATACTAAATTTGACAACTCGGTACTCGATGTTGTTCTCCATTGTTATCTGGCCCCCACATTTAGTGGGGGTCTTTTTTTACTGATATTCCTGTACGCTTTTACGCATAGCGTCTGTATATACAATTCCATTTACCATGTTGCCTGTGGTTCTTTTGAAACCCGCGTAAGACTTTTTAAGGTCTGCCGAATCAATACGTGATTCAACACGGAACTGTGGGGGTAGAGATGCATTGAACTCTTTTATTTTTCTTAACGCTGCGCTCAGAGCTTCACGATCATTTTCTTGTCTAGCCATATTGTGTAAGCGCATAAGTTTACGGCGTTTAGTATCTATGGCGTTTTTTCTACGGCGTTCGCTTTGATTTATTTTTAAGTTTTCTACATAATCTGCAGGAGCAAAACCTAACCCTTGCATGAAAGCATTGTATGGACTTATGTCGTCTACGATAGGGTTACCTCGTAGCGTATTTGCGCCTTCTCTGCTAAATCTTTCCATTTTACTGAGGTTACGGATAGCGGCGGGTGCCATAGCTTCAAGCCCACGTCTAACTTCCCCCTCCATCAATAAGTCTTTACCACGCTCTGCGCTTAGTAATACACCAAGTACTGGCCCACCTAGTTGTTCTGTAAGTGTCCAAAGTGCTGACTGATCTTTTTCAATGAAAGGCTGACGGTACAACAAGCTGTTCATAGACACACGACTTGCCACATCAATACCAAGCAGTTCGTTAGCTATGCCAGTATACATAGTCCCACCTAAGTTCTTACGCATCATGGCTTCGAAGTCATCTTCGTTTTCATCAGCGAACAAGTCATAGATTGCGCCTATTGCACCCATCATAGGTAGACCACTGACACCTGCTAGTAATCCAGTAACGGTCATAAAGTACGCAAGTTGATTACGAGCGATTTTTCTTGTTTCTGGACTAGCTCCTGCTAATGCTTGGTCAAGCAGGTGTGCCATATAATAGTAGCGAGATACTGCAAACCGCTTAAACAAGAACGCCACATTCCCTACAGGGTTTTGCGCCCACACTGGGCGGCCTGCTGATGCTGTTGAGCCAAGAGTCAGTTCGGTAGTGTCAATGGCTTTATCTGCTGCCGCTTCATAATCAGCATCGGTAAGTCTCTTTTTGCCGTTGTTGCTACGTTTTTGTAGTTCTAGATCATACGCTGACATCAACGTGATTTGGCGACCAAAACGTTCTCCGTGGTGTACAAGGAACCCACTTATCTGGTTTGCTTTTGCAAGCACGTCACGAGTGTCTGTCAGGTCTACGTGTTCTTGATCGATACTTTGGTTAAACATACCTCGCGCACCTGCTTTATCGATCAACGCTTTGTATTTTTTAAT